CTTGAAGCGTCTTTACCGTTTTGGTAGCAGCCTCATCAGGTGTAAGTTCAGTTCTGTAAGCGGTATAAAGGCGACCGTCCTGATCTTCGACCATGTACCAGTCGCCGTTATCCCATTCGCTTACAATCTTGACTCTTGCACCTGTTTTTTTGTGCTGATAAAGCATTGCTGCAGTGGTTGACATAAGACCAGTTACTTACTGGTCTTAGTTTAACCTAATCAGCTAACAGTGCGGCCCAGGAGGTAGCCATCGATATCTTCGTAGCCAGGTGCCACGTCAGGTTGAACGTAGCAGCACTCAACCACGAGGTAACCAGTACGACCGCCAGTGGAATCACCACTGGAGATGTAGAAACCACCGGAAGTAGCAGTGCTATTCGCGGTTTCTTTTGCAAACACACGCAGGGTGGTTGCAGAGGTAACAGCGTAGTTCACGTTACCAGCGGTCACACCGGCTGCACCGGATGCAATCAGGAACGGATTGGTGCTGTAAGCAGCGGAACCAGCAGCAAAGAAGATCTCACCAGCCTGGGTACCAGACACGGTGGAAGTCAGGTTGGCCTGGATCACACCTTCGCCAATACCGGAGGCAGCGGTGGGGCTACCACCATTGCTGCGACCGAAGGAGATCACGTTACCAGTGGCGGCATAAACACCAGAGGAAACACGACCGTCACCCCAGCCAGAAGCAACGGAGATGGTGGCGCGGTACACATAAGCAGGCAGGGTGCTGCTACCAGAGATCACCATGCCGGTGATGTCGGGGCGGGTGTCGTCCTGGCGGTAAGGCGAGGGAACGATCACAGCAGCAGAAGACACAGCACCAGAGCCAGAGGTGGCAGTCACAGGGACGTAACCACGTTGCTGGAAGTAACGGTAGCCAGGGACAGCCAGCACAGAAGTGGGGCCGCCCTTGGAGCCGTCATCAGTACCTGCGTAGTCGGCATCAATGTTCTTGTACCAACCGTTCAGGGGTTCTGCCCAGTTACCTGGGAAGATTTTTTTAGCGGACAAATAGGTCATTTATCTTTTCCTATGTTGAGTGTTTATGTTCAGTTATCAGATAGTGCCGTCATCTTGCACAAAGCTGTAAGCAGTGGTCACGAAGTCCTTGTTCAGGATCTCGAAGCCAGCGTACAGTTGCCAAATCAGGATGATGAAACGGCTGAAGTCATCGTTGTTGTTGATGAGCACCTGAGCGTTCGGGCCGCCGATACCAACACCAACAGACTGAGGACCGAAGAAGAAGCCTTGAGCAGCTTCCCTGGAGGCATAGGTGGAACCACCATCAAAAGAGGCACTCACACTCTTGGTCGGGAAGTTAGTCGACTCGAAGAACTTCACGCCTTCAAACTGAACGCCAGTAGGCATTACAGGTTCACCAGCCAGGAAGTAACCTTGGCCAGCCTGGGGACCCATGTAGAAGCTGGCGTTGTTAGGCATCATGGGGTTACCCATGTACATGCCTTGGCCAGGGTTACCGGAGTAACGCGCAATCTCACGGAAGTCAGGATCACGACGCAGGTGCATCATGAAGGTAGGATCGCAGATGCAACGATACAGACCATCAGCGAAGGTCGGAACGTTACGCTTGCGCAGATCCTTAACAACAGTCAGCAGGTCAGTACGCACCTGGAACTGCTGAACTTCATTACCGTATTCGGTAGTGGTGTAGCTGACACGACCAGAGGAATCTTTGATCTTGTTACCAGCGAAGTAGTAACCACCTTGGGTAGTAGAAGCAGCACCGTTGGCTTCTGCTTTCGACAGTTCGTCAATAAAGACGCGGTCACGCCAACGGCGATAGTCGTCAAGCAGCGTCAGGCTACCGATCGACTGGTGGAACATATTCAGGTTGCCCGAATCCAGAAGCAGGCGCTGGGCCGTGATCAGGGTTTCACGAGCAATCTTGAAGGTCGAAGGCTGAGTCGGATCACCCGGGTCGGCAGGACCAGTGTATTCCTTAAGCACCACCAGGACTTTCTCCTTGGTGATGTTACGGCTGTTAGCGGTACCGATGGTTTGGTCGGCAATACGCTCACGGCTGTCCTTAGTACCAGGGGTACCCCAGAACTTATAGCGATCAAGCTGAACAGTTTGACCAGGCTGACGAGTGAAGTCGTGAACAACTACAGGCTCGACTGCCATTTCTGCGATATACGCAGGGTGGGGACGGTAAAGTTCCGCACCCAAAATCTTTGGAAAGTCGTTATCAATGAACACTTTGTTTTATCCTCCAGTGTCGCAGGAAGTGTTTTATCGGGTGAAAGATTCAGACATGAATATGTCTTATCTAACACAAATTTTAGCAGTCCGTAATTTAATATTACATGTACTGCGTGGATGCATACGGAGTTACACCGTATTTGGCACTTGCAGTGTTGCTAGACCCAGGGGATTCTGGATCAATAGCCATCCCTTGCTGGAATCCTGGTACACCCATAGAACCAGGGATAGCGCCAAGAGCAACGCCACCGAGTCCGGCGGTAAGAGCGGCAGCGGGAACTAAACCTGCAGCGGCAACTTTTCCAGCGCCCCTTGTAAACGCGGCTTCAGAAGGAATGGGTAAGCCAATGGATTTATCAGCTAAACCAAGAAGAATAGATTCCTGCCGAGAACCTGCAGGCATTTTAATAGCCGACTTAATCAGCTCTTCTTCACCAGCGACCTTACCTTGTTTAGCAGCTTTTAAAAGACTAGGAGAATACTTGCCAGCAAGCTGACGGGCAGCCAAAAGACCGCCACCTGCACCAAGAGCGCCAGTACCTGCAGCAAGAGCAGCAGAACCGGGATCTTCACCTTGAGAAAGGGCATACCCACCAACGCCTAAAGCAGCGGCAGCAGGTACACCGTATTTAAGAGCGCCACGCATGGCCTCACTCCATCACAAACAGTTTGTTGGCAACAACTTGAGGCTGAGCTTGGTTAAGGAGGCGCCAGGCTTGTGCTGGATCAACATCCATTTGTTGCTTGAAGCTGCCCCAGAAGTTTTCAGGTTGCTGAGGAGCAGAAGCAGCAGGGGGTGCAGGGAATTGACCCATGTAGTTCTGGATCGATTCCGTAGGATAACCACGGGTTTCCAGTTGGGACTCATCCTCATACACAGGGTACGGACCTTCAGGACCAAAGAACTTCAGCGTGTAATCGCTGAGTACATCAGGATTGGTCAGGATTTCGTTGTAAGCCAGATTCTCTTGGTGCTCAGCAACCGAGAAATCGGCATAACGATGAAGGACTTCTTGTGCCTTGCTGCCCCAGGCAACAGCACTGTCAAGCATGGCTTCCAGTTGGAGGCCGTAATTATTTAGGATTGCGGGTGCTTCTACCCCGTACGCGCTTACCACTTGACGCGTTTCCGGGCTCCACTCGAGGAGATTCGCCACGTCCTCCAAGGATTGAACCGAGTAGGTTTGGGAAGAGTTGGGCGAGGAGATCTGGTTGGGTGACCAGGTCTGCGGAGCCGATTGTTGCGTAGCTGGGTTGCTGTACTGCTGACCGTAGTTGGCCGGTGCGTACTGGGTCGGAATCTGTGATGATTGACCCTGGAACGGGGATTGAACTGGACTGCTCAGCAGATTCACCACCTTGTTGAACGCCGATTCCCACGGATTGCTGTTCGCTTCCGCTTGGTATTGGGGGGCGTACTGAGTAGGGGCTGATTGGTAATTGGGGGCCGCCTGAGGCACCGCTTGGGGGTAGCTGGTACCCACCTGATACGCCACTGGAGCTTGGGGTACTGGAGCCTGGGCTGGTACCACGTAGCTGCTTGGAGCCACCGCCACTGGTGCTTGGCTCGTCTGTGGGATCGATTGGACGGTAGCGTCCTGCATAACTCATCTCCTTTTGTAGAGCTTCTAATGTTCGATACAGATATGGAGTTAAATCCAATCTTGGATCCGCAGCCATCGGAAGATCCGGTGCTTGCGGGTGGGGAGTCTGCATCATTCCCCCCACTAAGCGAGCGAATTGAGAGTATGCACCCTGTAATTCGTTCACCATCCTGAAAGGGAACCCAGATAACATCTCGGCCCTTTCCTCATCCGTCTTAGACGGGAAGAGGTATTTCAGTGCTTCAATGCTATCAACACCTAACTCCTGGAGGTTCCGTACCACGATGGAGTTGTTGAGGATGTCTTGGGTGGAGTCCTCATAAACAGGACCCATCCAACGCCACAAAATAGTTAAATCACCGTCCGGAATAAGACCAATAACCTTGGGTGGAATCTGTTGGGTCTCCACACAAGCCATCATAAGTTGTTTGAGTTGGTCATTGTATTGCTTCATTGCTTCTTCATATGCCATCTCTTCTTCTGGGGAAGCACCGTCAGGTAGATCCACGGGCTTTTCCAAGCCTGCTGCCATCGCAAGCGTAGTCTTGAAGAGTTGTTCTTCCTGGTAAATAATCAACTCAAGACAACGACAGATGCCATGGGTGTAAATAGAATTTGCTTTCTTCTTGGATGTAGCGGCTACGCGACCAAACAGTGATTTGTACTCAGTTGCAGTCACGCCTGCGGAGATGGACAGTTCATCAACACCGCCAAGTGCTGTACGAATCTCTTCTCGATACTGCCGCGCAAATGCATTTTGGTCACCCGTAATTGCATCGGGAACAATGTAACCAACACGGTCGTTTGGTTCCAGGTTTGCAATAACTCTTGGTACACGGATCTGGCCATCAACACCACGGCTGACAGGATCTGCTTTGAACGTAGAGCGGCTCAAGGCAGCAGGGCTTGTGAAGCCAGAGTTTGCTGCAATAGAAGGTCGCTGAACGCTCATGTCCCCACCTGCTTCCATCAGGTCTGTCTTGGGACGTGACGAAAGCAGTGTTGGGTTACCAAAGAAAGTAATGTTCTTGCGCATGGTGCGCATCAATTCATCATGCGTACAGATGTGATTAGCAACTGCATCAAACTCACCAGAGCCTTCATTTGAAAAGCCTTGGGTGTTGTTGATGATCTCAACGCAAGGAATAAAGCCAAGACTATTTTTAAGCGTTTTGGTATTACCTGTTAACGCATAGGTTGGCATGTCAAAATTCAGCTCCGAATCGGAGTGCGTCTCTTCAATTTCTTTTGGTTTAATTGATAATCGGATATAACGTTTAGCACCAGGATTGTATGTGCTTTGCGATCCAGTAATATTGACTGTATTAATTTGATCGCCAAAGCCATTGCCACGGCGCACCTTGTAGCTGTAGATGATTACGACTTCGTCAAGCTCACCGTCAACGTTGTAATAGGCACGATATTCATGTTCACGAAAGTAATAAAGTCTATAGCTCTGCTTGGTAGGACGGATGTAAAAAAGTCCTTTACCATCACACAAAAAGTATTCCCAGATGGAATCCAAGCGGGTATCCATCTTGTTGTACTTAAGGACCCTGTCGATAAAGTCTTTGCGCTGAGCGCCAAAGTTATCTTGTCCTGGAAAGAACTCAACTCCTTGGCGAATACCAAAGAGTTTCATCTGTGCAATATGGGACGCAACAATACCCGTATCTACAACAATGTCACTGTTTTTATCCAGGTAAGCATTGATGATTTCGTGGAGTCGGGCTTTAGCGTCAGCCATTAATTATTCCTCTCTCCTTTAATGGTAGCAGTTTTCAAGAAACAATTTTATCGTGGAAACCAGCTGGAACTTGCCCAAATTGAGGCCCCATATAAAACTGAGAATTAGCCAGCTGCATGCCAGGGGCTGCTTGTGATAACAAAACACCGCCAACATTACCTATGCCAGCAGAAGGCATTTGCCGTTGGAGCGGATTCTCGCGCTGGTAATCTTTTATCTGCTGACGCCAACTACCAGGGACTTTGAACATTTCTTTGAATTGTTCTTCTTCGTCTACGTCGGATTTTCCAGGGCCGATAGGAAAGCTAAGTCCACCGGCAATTGCTCCTAACCCTAAATTTCCACCTACTGGAATGCCGCCTGTAATACGCATTTATCTAACTATCAATCCGTTTATTCTACTCTTCTATAACCTCATAGCCAGCCGCATCATTGACCTTGGAAATAATGATGCCAGTGCCGCGAACATCCCAGTTAAGTACGTCGCCTTCTTGCCAGCAAAGCTCTTCTATCACCTCATCGGGAAGAACAATGTACTGATCTCCGTTCTCGT